TAGATGAAGAGTCTATAAAAATACCACAATTACATAGCAAATATCTTAAGTATCTTTCTGATGTAAAACTACTTAAGATTAAAAAAGAAATGGAGTATAAGGTTCTACTTCGAGAGAAGTTTGAATATTATACTGGTAAAGCAGATGAAGAAGTTTATAAAGAAAAACCTTTTGATCTAAAGATTCTAAAACAGGATCTATCACTATACATGGAGTCTGATACGGATATTCAAGCTTTGCTTGCCCGTATAAATTACTATGAAGAGATCATGTTTTTTCTTGACAAAGTTCTCCATTGTTTAAACAACAGAGGATTCCAAATTAAGAATAGCATAGATTGGCAAAAATTTATGCAAGGTAGCATCTAATGTCTGATGTCACTATTCAGAAGAAGAATGAGGTATATCTAAAAGTTGATTGTGAACCACATATTAAATATGAACTTTCATCATATTTTACCTTTGAGGTTCCAGGCGCTAAATTTATGCCACAATATAAAAGACGACTCTGGGATGGAACTATTAAACTGTTCAGTCCAGCAGAAGGAAAGATATATTGTGGACTATATGATTACTTAACTGAATGGTTGGCTGAGAATGGGTATTCATATGAGGATAAGAGACATGATGAATATGGATTACCTTGTGAGAGAAATGAATTTATTACAGCACAAGGCGTAGCGGATTTCGTAAAGTCATTAAATATTCCATTAAAGGTAAGAGACTATCAATATAATGCAATATACCAAGCTTTAAAATATAATAGAAGATTATTATTATCACCTACTGCATCTGGTAAGTCATTAATGATCTATGCTATTACTAGATATTTTGTTAATAATGAAGATAGAGTTTTAATAGTAGTTCCTACTACTTCATTGGTAGAACAGTTATGTGGAGACTTTGATAGTTATGGATGGTCTTCTAAAGATTATTGTCATAAAATATATTCTGGTAGAGAAAAGTATACATCCAAACCAGTAACTGTCACAACATGGCAATCCATATATAAGTTACCTAAAAAATATTTTGAATCATTTGGATGTGTTATAGGAGATGAAGCTCATTTATTTAAAGCAAAGTCTCTTATTAATATAATGACCAAGTTACATAACTGTAAACATAGAATTGGTTTTACTGGAACACTGGATGGATCTAATACAAATCAATTAGTACTAGAAGGATTATTTGGTTCTGTTAATAAGGTTATTAAAACTAAGCAATTAATTGATAAAGGGTTTTTATCTAAGTTAAATATCACAGTACTTCTATTACAACATGATGGTAGGTTATTTGAATCTTATCAGGATGAGATGGATTATATTTGTACGATGGATAAAAGAAATAAATTTATCCGTAACTTAGCATTAAATCAAGAAGGAAATACACTAATACTCTTTGCCTATGTGGAGAAACACGGTGAGGTTCTTTTTGATATGATAAATAGTAATGTATCGTCAGATCGAAAAGTCTTCTTTGTTCATGGAGGAGTTGATACTGAGGATAGGGAACAAGTAAGATTAATCACGGAGCAAGAAAACAATGCTATCATCATTGCGTCCTATGGTACTTTTAGTACTGGTATCAACATTAAGCGTCTTCACAATATCGTGTTCGCAAGCCCCTCAAAGTCCAGAATCAGAAACCTCCAAAGTATTGGTAGAGTCCTTAGAAAAGGTGAAGGAAAAGATATAGCAACTTTATATGATATAGCTGATGACTTTTCAAAAGGAGAAAGAAAGAATTATACATTAAATCATTTAGTAGAAAGAGTTAAAACATATTCTCAAGAAAATTTTAATTATGAAATTATCCCCGTTAACTTCAGGAGAAAGAATTGATGCAGCATCAAGAATTTACAGGCATTATAAAACTTATAACTAATGAAAGTATCATTGGTAAAGTTTTAGTGTGTGATGATGAGCAAGATGGATTTGTAATTGAATATCCATTTATAGTAACTGAGACTATGATGCAAACTCCTGGCGGAGATATGGTAAAACTTGATTTGCGCCCATGGGCTAAGTTTTCTAAAGATGAATTATTTTTTATAGATAGATCAAAAACGATCACGGTATATGAATCCGATGATCGCTTATTAAAAATATATAAAAGAACTTTAAAGAAATATTTAACTTACGTTGATAATCCAACTCAACGTCCAGACACAGATATTAATAGAATAGATCTAACTGAAGAAATGGGTTTTAGATCTAAGGTACAAGACGCTAGGAACTGTTTAGAAAAGATATTTAAAGACTCTTAAAAAAGGCTATATCAACCCTTGAACCCTGACAGAGTTATTCTACAGGGAATTTAGCCACTTGTCAAGTGTTTTAAAATATGTTATAGTATGTTCACCTAGAAAGGATATAATGGCTGCAAAGAAAAAAGAACATTATGTGAATAATAAAGAATTCTTAGAAGCGATGGTCGTATATCGAACTAAGGTAATTAAGGCTCGTGAAAATGACGAACCGAAACCAAAAGTTCCCGAATATATTGGTTCTTGTTTTTTAAAGATAGCTACACATTTATCATATAGACCAAATTTTGTCAACTATATGTTTAAGGATGACATGATTTGTGATGGTATAGAGAATTGTTTGCAGTACATTGATAACTTCGATCCAGAGAAGTCTAAGAATCCTTTTGCTTATTTTACACAGATAACTTATTTTGCATTTTTACGTAGGATTCAGAGAGAAAAGAAACAGCTTGATATTAAGACACGTATATTAGAGAAGTCTGGTTTTGATGAAGTCTTTAGTGCAGATTCATCTGCAATGGGATATGACTCAGCTCAGATGAATAGTATTAAAGAGAGTCTTGAGATCAAGGTGAATAGATGACAATAGCAATTATAACTGATCAACATTTAGACGGTAGAAAGAATTCTAAAGTCTTCTGGGATTATTTCCTGAAGTTTTATGATGACATATTTTTTCCTGCTCTAGATAAGTATAAAATAAAAACAGTATTAGATCTTGGAGATACTTTTGATAATCGTAAGAATATAGATCTTGGTGCTTGGTATAGAATAAAGAAACATTATTTCCAAAGATTATATGATCGTGGTATACAGGTTAAAATGATTATTGGAAATCATACTGCATACTATAAGAATACAAATAGAATTAATACACCAGAATTATTATTAGATAGAGCATTTGATAATATAGAAATTATCTCAGAAATTCAAGATCTTGTTGTAGAAGGAAGAAAGATTACATTTATACCTTGGATTAATCAAGAGAATCAAGAACATGTATTTGATCATATTAATAAAACTACTGCAAAGATTGCTATGGGACATCTTGAAATAAATGGTTATCAAGCTTATCCTGGCCATTTCTTTCGTGGTGGTAATATAAATCAAGATTTATTTTCTAAGTTTGAACATGTTTTATCTGGACATTTCCATCATAAATCTGAAAGAGGAAATGTTAAGTATCTTGGCAATCCTTATGAGATGTATTGGAATGATTATGCTGATGATAGAGGATTTCATTTATTTGATCCTAAAACAATGAAGTTAGGATTTATTAAAAATCCATATAGAATGTTTAGGAAAATATTTTACGATGATACTAAAACAAATTACAATACTATGAATTTAACTGAGTATCAGAATACTTATATTAAATTAATAGTTAATAAGAAGAAGAGTAATTTTGCTTTTGAAAAATTTGTAGAAAGATTATATGATATAGGTGTTCATGATCTTAAAATTATTGAAGATCAATCTTTAGACTTTGAAAATGCTGATCAGAGTATTGAATGTGAAGATACATTATCAATTTTAAATAAATATGTAGAGGATACTGAAGATATAGAATGTGATAAAAATGGTATAAAAGATATTATTAAATCCATCTACGTAGAAGCCTGTGAGGTACAATAATGTTTATACTCACCATGAAAGAAGATGATAAAGCCGCCGAAGGAGCTTATGCTGTTATTACAGAACATGGTGAGAAGGTGCTTCAATTATTTCAAAATGAAGATGATGCAGTAAGGTATATGGGTCTTTTGGAAGCAGATGATTTTCCAGATATGGCTATAGAAGATATACCAGATGAAGAGGCCATTGCGGCATGTAGAAGATTCGGGTATAATTACGTTATTATTACCCCTGATGACTTTGTAATCCCCCCCAAATTTGAATCACATGATTTTATTTAAAAGCGTTTCCTATAAAAATTTCCTTGCTTCTGGTAATAATCCAATTAAAGTTAATTTAAATTCTCATGGTACTACTTTAATAGTAGGACAGAATGGGGCGGGTAAGAGTACTATTATTGAGGCAGTTGTTTTTGCATTATTCAATAAGTCATTTCGTAAGATCAATAAGAGTCAGTTAGTTAATAGTATAAACGAGAAGGAATGTATAGTAGAAGTTGTATTTTCTATTGGATCAGTTGAGTGGAAAGTTAGGCGTGGTATTAAACCATCATTGTTTGAAATTTATAAGAATGATAATTTATTAGATCAGTCTTCACATGCAGCTGATCAACAGAAATGGCTTGAACAATCTGTTTTAAAATTAAATTATAAATCATTTACTCAGATTGTTATATTGGGTAGTGCATCATTTGTACCTTTTATGCAATTGAGTGCTCCAGTAAGAAGAGAGATCATTGAGGATTTATTGGATATTCGTATATTCTCTACTATGAATGTTCTTCTTAAAGAACGTATAAAGAATACAAATGATGTTATAAGAGATAGTGAACGTAGTATATCGTTTATAAAAGAAAAGACTGAAATGCAAAGCAGTCATATTAAAGCATTAGAAAAGTCTGCTAAGAAAACTGTTGCTCAAAAAGAAACTAAAATAGAAGAACTCAATGATGAAGTAGCTGGTATTGATACTGATATAGAAAATAATCTTAATACAGTTGCTCTTAAGACAGATGAATTACTTAAGTTTAAGGGTTTAGATAAAGAATTAAAAAAGTTAGAAAAGAAATTAAATACAAGTAATAATGTTATTACAAGAACCAAAAAGGATCAGGATTTCTTTATTGATAATGATCAATGTCCAAAATGTACACAGGAATTAAGTAAAGAACTTAAAGAGAAACAATTAAAAGATGGAGATCGTATTATAGAAGAGACTAAGCTAATAGTAGAAGAATATCAAAAGAAGATAGAAGATACAAATAATCTTATAGAACAACAAGTAGAAATTAATAGAGATATACTTGATCTTAATTGGGAAGTTAAAAGTAAATTTAATTCTATAAAATCTAAAAAGAAATTGATATCAGAAATTGAACAAGAGATTATAGATATTAAAGAGAATACAAATGATATAGATGGTGAGAAGGAAAAACTTACTGCTTTAGCTAGTGAAGGTATGACTCTTCATAAAGAACTTAAAGATAGGAAAGAAGAGAAAAGAAATTTTGATGTAGTTTCTAATCTTCTTAAAGATACTGGTATTAAGTCTATGATTATACGTAAATATTTGCCAGTAATGAATCAGTTAATTAATAAATATCTTCAATCATTAGATTTTTATGTTAACTTTACTTTAAATGAAGAGTTCAATGAAAGTATAAAATCTAGATATAGAGATGACTTTACATACCAGTCATTTAGTGAAGGTGAAAAGATGAGAATTGATTTAGCATTAATGTTCACTTGGAGAGCTATAGCTAAAATGAAAAATTCTGCTAGTACAAATTTATTAATATTGGATGAAGTATTTGATTCTTCTCTTGACGTTGCTGGTACAGAAGATTTCTTAAGGATTATTCGTGGTGGTAATGAAGATACTAATATCTTTATTATTTCTCATAAGGGTGAATTACTACATGATAAATTTGATCGTGTTCTAAATTATGAGAAAGTTAAAAACTTTAGTAGGGTTACAGCGCTATGAGGTTCAATTCTCTTAATATTCTCTATAGAATTGCTAAGTTTTTAAAACGTATATGGAATTGGGGTATGAAAGATGATTGA